CTGAAGGATTAGGTTTTCTAACGAAAACCTTGCCCCGTCTGGGCAAAGCCTTTGACAAGGCAATTGCAGGAAATATTCCGTTGGACTCTATCAAGTTGGGATTTGATTCCCTTCCTGATAGTAAACTTCCGAGATTTCTCGGTGAGTTTTTCAACAGAGTACTCCGACCAGATGGGACGCTCCTTGAGCATCCGTGTGTACTAAGTGTCAGCGTAATCAGGGATATTTTATACCTGTTTTACAAGTATAAACTCCCTTATTCCGATGAACAGGAACAAACAGTCATTAACCGTTTCAAAGAAACGGAGAGTGACCTTGAGGCGTTGGGACCTACTTTCAGAAGTCTGGAAGTGGCTCTCAATAATATTACGTCAACTCGTAGAAAACGTCGTGAGACGTTTTCGCAAGTCGATGTATTACGTGAGGCTCGAATACTCTTATCAAGAGTGTTCGAGTACTTTAACCCTGCGAACGTCGTTCCCCGTCATGGCCCTGGAGTTGTTGCTACTAAGCAAAAACTCTGGGGCAAGTATGATTGGGCGAACGTTTCGCATCGTATTACGGATCTCTATCCCTTTGACGCGTATTTCTGCGCGTCTCTAGGACATGTCTGTGATTCCTATCGCGGCTTTAATGCCGTGCAGGATAAGGATCTTCCGGCACGAGTAATACTCGTACCGAAGGATTCACGTGGCCCCCGACTGATTTCTTGCGAACCCGTTGATTTTCAATGGGTTCAACAAGGATTGGGAAGGGCCATAGTCTCGTTAGTTGAAGCTCACGAATGCACCAAGCATAACGTGTTCTTCACAGATCAAACTCCGAACAGGATAGGAGCCCTATGGGGCTCTGAATCCCAACGGTATGCGACCTTAGACCTCAATGAGGCTTCGGATCGAGTAAGCGTTGATCTAGTTCGCCTACTATTCCCCGAGCACATTTTTATGTACTTGGAGGGTTGTAGGAGTTCATCGACAGTGCTCCCTAACGGTGAAGTTTTGAAGCTCATTAAGTTTGCGCCAATGGGAAGCTGTTTATGCTTCCCTATATTGGCACTTACTGTGTGGGCTATCCTCACTGCGGGTGCACCTGACAAGGATACCCGAGAGGGTATCTTAGTGTATGGGGATGATGTGATAGTCCCAGCGGGTTATACCGCGAGCGCTATCGAACATCTCGAGTCATTTGGGTTAAAGATTAACCGTGACAAGAGTTGTATCAGTGGACTCTTTAGAGAGTCGTGTGGCATGGACGCTTTCAATGGCGTCGACGTCACTCCTGTCCGCTTGCGGACAGTCTGGTCATCATCTCGCCGCCCTGACGTTTATACGAGTTGGATAGCATACGCTAATTCCTTCTACGATAAACGGTACTATGCGCTCTACGATTTGATCGTAGAAGAGTTGGCCGTTATCTACGGTCCGATTCCTGACGACAGCCTGAATCTTTGGCCAAAAGCCAAAACAGGCCCTAGTCTACGCAGAACACCATTAGGACAGAGACCTCTCCCTCGACGTTGGAACAAGAACTTACAAAAGTTCGAGTACCGATGCTACGAGGTGAAGTCTCCAGTATTACGAAAGGACATAGATGGATGGTCTATGCTTCTTCGGTATTTCACCGAAAAGCGTAGATCACTTCAACCTAATCAGTTGATTTACCATGCTATGTTTACTGAGCCTCTGGCTGCCGAGCCGGAGGACGTCCTTGAATCAAATCCCTATCTCCGTCCGGAGACGGGGTCTGGTTCAGTCAGTGAGTACACGAGCCCTCGAACAAGCGAGCTTGTTCGAAGGTGGCG